CGAAACCCCGGAACAGCTTAAAGCCCGCATCGCGGCGCTTGAGGCCGAACTGGCGAAATCGACCGCTGGCCGGCTGATCGCGGAAGAAGAATCCGCGCGTCTGTCCGCTCAGGCCCAGTCGTCACTCTTTACCGCCAACGTAACGGAGCGCTTCTCGCGCCGCACGGACGACGGTAAGGACCTCTGGTGGTATCGCATCGATCTCGCGCCGTGTGGCGGGATTGACATCCGCCTGAACGGTCAGCAGTACGTGCATGGCACGACGTACGAATTCAGTACGGACGTGTTGCGCAGCGTGAAGGAAATCGTGGCCCGCACCTGGGATCACGAGAACAACATCAGTGGTGCAAACGAAAACGCCTACAAGGTGGCCCAAGACCGCGTGCTTCGCGGTGGTGACCGTCGTCGATAAGAGGAACCAATGAAAGACCAGACCGCAGTTCTCGGTAACTTCCAGATCAACCTTCCTGCGCCGAACGGCGCTTCAGTGTCGATCAGTGGTTACGTCTACGAATCCGAATCGCTGGAATCGTTGAACGAACGCATGGACACATGCCGGGAAGCCCTTCTTCGCCAACAGGCGATTCTGGAAATTCCTGTGCTTGAGAAGGCTATCGAAGCACAGGTGAAGATGCTTGAAGACCACCGCAAGGCGTATGCGGATCTGCTGGAGCGCTCGAAGGCCAAGTACAAGCTTACGAGCCAGGAGCAGGCACAGATGACGAATCTGCCCGTCCAGATCAAGCAGATTGAGAAGTATCTCGATGAAGGCAAAGCGAAAATCGCTTCTGTGAAGAAGGCAGCGTAATGGCTTACCTCCAGAGTCAGCAGATTGTCCAGATGGCGTGCGCTATCGCCAAATGCCCCGGCTTTGTCAGTCAGGGCGGACTATTTCTGAACATGACTCTGGAGGATCTCTGGTTGCATCGCGACCTGAAGATCAATCGTGTCACTGAATTCATCACTGTGCAGGCGAACAACTTCGGGCCGTTCACGCTCCCGTTGAACTACCTGCGCACGTATGACCTGTTCTTCGAGCAGAACAACCTGCCGTACTTCCTGAACCCGATCAGCACGGAAGAGTACGACCAGGAGTTTAAAGACCCGTCAATCGCGAACTATCCGTACGAGTTCATGACGATCCTCGTGGACGAGACGACCGCGCAGGCGCAGAACAGCACGGGCCAACTCTTCATCTATCCGCAGTCGTCCGGTCAGATCACGCTGACGCACCGGTACATGGTGAAGCAACCGGACATCACGACTCCGGAAACGTCAACCGTGATTCCGTGGTTCCCGGATCAGGATTACCTGATTACGGCCACGGCTTCGCGCCTGATGCAGATAACGGACGACACGCGCCGGGACAAGTTCCTCGCGGATTGCGATAAGATGCTCCGGATTCACCTGATTATGGAAGGCGACGAACAGCAGGTAGTAAAGTCCGTGCGCCTCGATCCGCGCCGCTTCCATTCCAACCGGACTTTGAAGCCGACGAAACTTACAGACTGAAAGGCTAGATATGCTTCCAACGTTTTTTAAGAGTTATCCGGCTTACCTGGGTCTGTGAAATGCCAAACATGTCCGCGACATCGCGTTGAGGCAGTCCGGAAAGGCAAAGGGATCGCACCTTTTCTACTTCTTCAGGTGTTATTTTCGCTAAGCCTCCTCTGCCCTTTCTAACTTTGTCGTCTACGTTATCTTGATTTGTGCCGAGGAAAAGATGGTAAGGGTTGACACAGCAAGTAACGTCGCAGTGATGGAGGACTTGCAGACCTTCGGGTATTTCTCCCCGGAAAAGCAGCCAGCTTGCTCTGTGCGTTTTCAGCACTTTAGGCGCCTCCATGCCAGAACCGATAAAGCCGTACCCTTTTGCGGTGTCAACGCAGCCGAGCCATATCCAGCAGCCGGATTCGGGGATACGTTCTATGCGAGCCATCAACCTGTCTTGAAGTGTCATTCCTTATCTCCACTTGGTCTGAAGCTATATTTTACACTTAAGGACTCAAAATGGCTATAAGAAATGGGATTCCAGTGCGGATGACGCCGAAAGGGATCTGTGACGCGTTCGACGCAACCGACGCTTTCGCTGGCGCGTGCGCGCAACTCCAGAACCTTGTTTTCGACCAGGGCAATCCGGAAATCGTGGTTTCCCGTCCGGGCGTAGGATCTCCCCTCACGTCGTTTGGTTCTTTCACGACGCCGACTTTCGTGTCGGTACACATCGTGATCGGTACCGTGGTCTACGGCATGGTTTCGACCGCGCGCAACGCGAACCATGATGAGCCATTCGCGTATGACACTGCTACGAACTCGTTCATAACGATTTCAGGAGTGACGGCGGCGAACACTCCCGCATCCCCCGCAACGACCGGCCCGTGGACGCCGCCTGTAATGGCGGTAGTCGGGACGCGGATTATCGTCGCGCACAACGGGTTCAGCGGCACGGGGACGAACTTCTTCGGCGTGATAGACATCTCGACGCCTTCCGCGCCCGTCTGGAGTTCGACCAACACGGCAACGAACGCGCTCCCGGCAGTGCCGACTGCGGTTGCGAACTTCAATAACCGCGCGTGGTTCGTGGTCGGCAACATCCTTTTCTTTAGCGACGTGCTGGCGCCTACCACGCGCACGAACGCTACGCAGTCCGTCACCGTGGGTGACACTACGCTGGTCACTACCCTGTCCGGTCTGCCTATCCAGACCACATCGTCAGGCGTGATCGGCGCGCTTGTCGCGTTCAAGGGTGGCAGTATCTGGCAGATCACGGGCGACGTAGCGACGAACAATCTCGCGCTGAACTACATCACGCTAACGACAGGCTGCGTGTCCCCCCGCTCCGTCGTTCAAGGGCCGTTCGGGATCTTCTTCGCGGGCGTGGATTCGCCCTACATCCTGAGCTATTTCGGAACGCTCGGCCCCCTTTCGCACACGCCGGGGCAGGGTTCGGGGCAAGCGGATATCCAGCAGCCTTTCCAGAACGTGACGCAGCCTACGCGCGTGGCGGCGGCATTCTCCGGGAACATCTACCGGATATGCATGGCAACCATCGTGCGAGGCGCGACAGCGACGAACGATTACTGGTACGGCATCCGGCGCACGCGCTGGACGGGGCCGCACACGTTCACTTACGACTGCGCTTCGCAGTTGAGTGACTCTTTCATCCTGTCTGGAGCGGATCACGGCGCGGCGCTGTTCCGTAGCGACGCCATACCGACTGCGACCAGTTCATACACGGATAACGGTGTAGCGCTGACAAGTCACATGACTTCATCCTCGTTCCCGAAAACCGGTCACATGGCCGAAGTGCAGGTAGTGGAGTCCACGCTTGAACTGTCTTCGTCCGGCGCGTCAGTGAACTACAACATCGCTGCGCTCAACGACCAGTCGAATGTGATCGGCAGCACGTTTGTCCTGACGCCATCTACCGGCTTCCTGTGGGGGACCGGACTGTGGGGGACCGGCGTCTGGAGTACGGGTATCAACATCCCGCACGTCTATACGATACCGTGGGCTGCGCCGCTGGTCTTCCAGAAAATGTCACTCGACGTGATGGCGACTTCCTCCAATAGCGTGTCCATCGGGTCATTCTTCGCCCGGTATCAGGATACGGGATACACGAACATGGGCAGCTAATCATGGCGATCATAGGCACTCTTCCTGTCACGCTCCAGAACGGCACGGTGGCGGATGCCAACCAGGTGATGAGCGACTTTAACTTCATCGTCAACCAGGTGAATGCAAACGCATTACCTACTACTGCACTTATCGGCGGTACACAGCTGCTTAATATTCAGGTGTTCACTTCTAGCGGCACCTATACCCCGACCACGGGCACAACGCGGGCTTACGTGGAAGTGCTGGGGGCGGGCGGCGCGGGCGGCGGCGCGGCGCTAACCGGGGGCAACTTCTCAATAGGTGGCGGCGGCGGCGCGGGGGCTTACTCGCGGGGGTTGATCGTCTCTCCGGTATCTGGCGCGGTAGTGGTGGGGGCAGGCGGAACGGGTGTCGCGGGGGGCACGGGTAACACCGGCGGCAACTCAGGGTTCCAGGGGCTTATCGTCTGTACGGGCGGCCTGGGCGGGCAGGCATCCGCCGCCGGGGGCAGCGTGCAGGCGTTAGGCGGCGGAGGCGGCGGGGTGTCTACCCCCGGAAGCATTCTCGCTCTGTCCGGCGCCAATGGCGGTTCGGCTTTCGGTTACGTAACGGGCACGATCGGCCTCGCGGGTTTCGGCGCCAACAGTGCGTTCGGCGGCGGCGGCATTGGGCAGGTATCCGTCAATGTGTCAGGGACCAACGCGAACAGTGGGGGGTTTGGGGCAGGCGGCAGCGGCGCTTTTAACGGTGGCGGGCAGGCTGCGCGGGCAGGCGGTAATGGTTCGAATGGTTTGATTATCGTATACGAATATGCATAAAACGGGGCCGGGGAATGGAAAACAGAACGCTGACAGAAAACGATGTAAAGGCAATAGTCGATGAACTGGAGCGGCGCGCAGCGCAGCGTTTCCAGCTGAATATCGGAAAGGGCGTTCTCTCCCTGGTGTGGAAGGCGTGTTTTTATCTCATACTCTGGCTTGCGGCTTACGGTGCGGCTGGCGGGTTCGGGAAGTTCTTTAAATAGGAGCAATATCATGTCGTTTTGGGATCAGATCGAAGCAGATTACAACGCAGTAATCACAAGCGCTGACAGTGTGGCGACGAAGCTCGCCAACCTGGTCGGCATCCAGACGCGCGCGCAGGAAATGACGACGCTGACTTCGCAGATTACGGCCATCGTTGACGACGGCGCGAAGGCGACGCCCGATAAGGTGACGGAAATCCTGACGCTGGTGGGCAAGCTGTGATTCCTGAAGAACTGGCCGCGTGCCTTGGGATTCCTCTCACTCGCGCGCAAACGTGGGCTGATCCGCTGTCTGCGGCAATGGCGCTTTATGCGATCGATTCGCCTAAGCGCCAGGCTGCGTTTATCGCGCAGATCGGCCACGAATCCGGACGCCTGATTTACGTTCGCGAACTGTGGGGTCCGACGCCCGCGCAGGAGCGGTACGAAGGCCGCGCGGATCTCGGG